GGTTCGGCAACGACGCCAAGTCTGTGCGCTGGGTGTATCGCAACGGCTCGCACGAGAACGCCGCCCGACGTTCACTCGACGCACCCGCACCCACGGTCATGTTCGGTTCGCGGTCGAACAAGGTGGATTGGGAGCACGAGAAGACGTCGATCCGAGTCACGGTCGAGGAGGCCGCCGCGCTCCAGTCGTTCCCACCGGAGCACCGGTTCGCCGGCGGGGCGGGCAAGCGGTACCTCCAGGTGGGCAACGCCGTGCCGCCATTGCTGGCCAAGGCGATCCTGGAGACGTTCCTGCCGTGTTGAACGGCCGAGGACGCCCTCCGGCGTCTGCCGGGCCCCGGAAGCCACGCCAGGCCCGCACAGAGGCGTCCGAGGCCGCTCACGAGGCGTACGTGGAGCGCACGTACAAGATCACCGTCCGGATGTACCGGTTCCTGCTGGAGTTCCAGCTCGGCCGGTGCTGGGGGTGCCGGCGAGCCACCGGGAAGGCCCGCCGGCTGTCGGTGGATCACAACCACGCCACCGGTGAGGTGCGGATGCTGCTGTGCAACACGTGCAACAACATCGTGGGTCACTTCCGGGACGATCCGGAGGGTCTGATCCGGCTTGGCCTGGCGTTGATCGATCCACCGTCGCGCCAGGCCTGGCTCGGTGAGGGCAGGGTGCGGCCGGGGTGGTCCAGCTCAGACTCCGAGCTCCTCGATCTGCTGGACGAGTAGACAGAGGATGTACACGGGTGTACAGTTCTTGACATGACCTCAGTGAAGCGCATCGCCAGCCTGATCGAGACCGCCAGCCGGATCGCCCTCGGCGCGTTCCTGGTGGGTGCCGCCGTCGGGACCCTGAATCCGATCGATGCCGTGAGCCGGATCTGCCTGGTCGTTCACGTGGTGACGGGCCTGAGCATCTGAGCCGTGTACGGTGAGCACATGGACGAGGAGTTGAAGGCAATGCTGGTCGCCCTGGGGCCTGGAGGTACCCGGGAGCTGGCCGAGCGTGCGCTGGTGGTGGCTCACGCCTACCGGGATCACGCCGTTCAGGCCGCCGGTACTGTGCTGGAGCGCTGGGAGCTCGGCGGCACCGCTGAGGTGTGCGAGCGCCTGGGTGTCGGCAAGGCCTGGCTCGGTCACGTGATCGCCGGACGCCGTCCGACCCCTGCCGTCACCACGCCGGTGCCGCTGGTCACCCTGTCCGCTACTCCCGTCTGGGACATGGCAGACTGGGACGAGTGGGCCGAGCGTCACGCTCTGCTATTGGAACCTCGTAAATCGGAGGCTGATCCGTTTGCCGATGCCTAGGCGCCTGGAGGGTCGCAACGGCTCGATCTATCGCGCCTGGGTCCTGGGCACCACTCAGGAGGCGCTGGCTCAGGAGCACGGCCTCCATCAGACGCGGGTGGCCCAGATCATCGCCGAGGTGCGGGCCAGCATCCCGGAGGAGGACGTGGCCGAGCGCCGGGCCAAGTACCTGGACAGCCTAGACGTCTTGTCTCAGGAGATGGCCTCGATCATGGATGCCGAGCCCACTCAGGCGTACAGCAACGGCCGGCCGATGTTCGCCGCCGACGGCACGCCGATCTTGGATTACTCGGTCCGGATGGCCGCGGCTGACCGAATCCTGAAGATCGGCGAGCGCGCTTCCAAGGTGCTCGGCCTCGACGCCGCGGTCAAGGTGGACGCTACGGTGAGTGAGCAGGCCGATCGGGCGGCGGAGGCGAGCGCGGCCGATGCCATCGCCCGGGTGCTGGGCTCTACCCCGAAGTAGGTTGTACGACCCTGTGTGAGGGTGTAGTGTTGGTCACTCAAGTAGACCATCGAGAGCACGGGGAGTGCACAGCATGAGCATCAGAGAAGACAAGCTTCAGCAGGTTGTGCAGGGTGTCGACGACATCGGCGCGGCCAACATGAACGTCCAGGCCGCCAAGGACTGGCTTGAGTCCGAGATTCAGGAGCAGGCCAACGCGTTCGGCGAGGGCGCCGAGATCGTCGGCAAGCTGAAGGAGGCGGCCGAGGCGGCCGAGAGTGCCGTTCGGGCCATCGCTCAGGCCGGCACCGAGCTGGAGGCCTTCAAGGAGGCCCTGGAGGGCCTGGCATGACGGCCCCAGGGTTCCAGCTGGAGGCGTCCATGACGTCGATCATGATGGCGCATCAGTCGGTGCTGCACCACGAGTCCGTGCTGGCGACCCTGCTTCTGTACGGCCGGGGGATCGCGGACAGTCTCAAGGAATCCGGCCTGGACGACGTGATGGCCGAACGGCTGGAGGCCGCGCTGGAGATCTGCCACGAGGCCCAGGAGATGGCTCCGCCCTACAAGGCCAAGCTGGAGGAGCTCCAGCACGCGCTGGAGGGTGTGGTCGGCCGGATCGGGTCGTGAACGGGTACGTGCTGGCCTGGATGGCCGTCTCCAGCTCCGCCTCCGGGGCGCTCGGCATCCTGGCCGGCCGCAAGCTGGAGTTCCGCAACGCCTACCGGATGGGCCGGGAGACCGGGAGGATGATGGCGGAGTACGACGCTCAGTACGGTGAAGGTGCCGTAGCCTCGGCGGCCAAGGCCCATGGTCACAGCCCGCTGGAGGCGTGCACGATGGCCTGCTACGACGGATCGAGGAAGCGCACGTAGATGGCCCGATGGGACGCCGCCTGGATGAGGCGACTGGACGTGGAGATCGCTGATCTCCCGTTCCAGCCTGCCCCCGTCCAGGCGGCAATCCGGCGTGGCCTCGGCCGGGACCCGGTGGCGTTCGCCATGATCTACTTTAGCAAGCACCTGAAGGACCGGGAGGGCACCATCTCCTGGGCCAAGCCGCACTTCGACTGGGCCGCCGAGGCGCTGAAGTGGGCCGAGCCGGTCACCGGCCCGATGGAGCACCGCACGGCGGAGATCGCCCCGCGCGAGTGCGGCAAGAGCACTTGGTGGTTCCTCATCCTGCCGATCTGGGCTGCGGCCAACGGTCACAGCAAGTTCGCCGCGGCGTTCGCCAACGCGGCCACCCAGGCCGAGGGCCACCTCTCCACCCTGAAGCTGGAGCTGGAGACCAACGCCCTGCTCCAGCACGACTACCCCAAGCTGTGCCAGCCGGCCCGACGTCGGGCCGGCACCACCCTCGCCGACCGAGCCGGGATGCTGCACCAGGCCAACGGCTGGGTGTTCGCCGCCCGTGGGATCGACTCCGCCGTGCTCGGCATGAAGGTGGGTGACAAGCGGCCCGACCTGCTCATTCTGGACGACATCGAGCCGGACGAGGCCAACTACTCCGCCGACCAGGCCGAGAAGCGCCTGGGCACCGTCACGGACGCCATCTTTCCGCTCAACATCTATGCCCGGGTGGTGTTCGTCGGCACCGTCACCATGCCTGGCTCGATCATGCACCAGCTGGTGAAGGCGGCCACCGGCGTGGAGACCGCCGATTGGATCAAGGACAACAAGATCACCCCGCACCACCATCGCCCGTTCCTGCTCCAGGACGACGGCACCGAGGTGTCGATCTGGCCGCAGAAGTGGCCCACGGCCTGGCTCCAGTCGATCCGGCACACCCGCTCGTTCGCCAAGAACTACGACAACGACCCGATGGCGCGAGAGGGCGTCTACTGGGTCCGGGAGGACTTCCGCTATGGCCAGCCTGAAGGACGTCACTGCACCCGGACCATCCTGGCTGTCGACCCCGCCGTCACCAGCCGCAAGACGTCTGACTTCACCGGTCTCGCAGTGGTCGGTCTCCTCCCAGAGCTACGGTCCCGACCGCAGGGACGCGAGCCCGCTCGGCTCGTTGCGCCGTCTGGCGTGGTCATCAAGCACTCGGCCGGCGTCAAGCTCACCGGCCAGCACCTGAAGGACCACGTCCTGAAGCTCCTGGCCCGGTTCCCGGAGATCCGGGTCATCGTGGTGGAGACTAACCAGGGCGGAGACCTCTGGAAGGACGTTTTCGCCGGCATCCCGAACGTCACCGTCCGGACCGTGCACACTACCGAGCCGAAAGAGGTCCGGTTCGCCACCGAGCTGGAGCACTGGCAACGAGGCAGAGTGTTTCACGCCGAACGGTTCGCCACGCTGGAGGAGCAGGCCGTGGGATTCCCCCGGGCGGCCTACGATGACGTAGTGGACGCGGCCGTCACCGGTGTGCGGTACTTCCTCAATCCGGGCAAGCGGATCAAGGCCGGCACGGCCACCACCAGCTACGTAGGAGCGGCATGAGCGTCTCAGATCTGCTGAAGGGCTGGGCCGACACCGAGGCCGCGCTCCCGGACTACCTGGAGGCCGAGAAGTACGCCAACGGGGAGGTGGACGAGATCTTCGCCTCGGCCACCATCCGGGACAAGCTGGCCGAGACCGGGGACGGGTACCGGTTCAACCTCATCCGCACCGCCATCACCGCCCGGCTGGACCGGTGCGAGATCGACATGATCAAGGTGCCGGACAACGAGGCCGCCACCGACGTGGTCACCGAGATCTGGGACGCCAACGAGATGGCGATCCACTACCCCGGCCTGCTGACCAAGACGTTCACCTACGGCGACGCCTACGTCCAGATGTGGGAGATCGACGAGGAGATGGACACGGTCGGCCTGGACCCTGACCTCATCGCGTGCAAGGTGGAGATCACCGTGCACGACCCCAAGAACGCCCGGATGATCTACGACCCCCAGAACCACCGTCGGAAGCTGTTCATGTTCCGCCGCTGGTGCGAGAAGACGGCCGGCCAGAAAGAGACCTGGCGCGTCGACCTCTACTACGCCGACGTGGTGGAGCGCTGGATTAGCACCAGCTCCGGGGCCCTCACCGAGGAGTCGGGCTGGGCCCCGTTCGAAGGGGACGAGGACGACGACCAGGGCGCCGTGCTGGTGCACACGTTCGGCGAGGTGCCGTTCTTCCACCACCGGACTGATCTGCCGTACGGCGTGCCCGTGCACAAGCAGGGCTACGGCTCCCAGAACGCCATCAACAAGGAGCTGATCACGCTCCTCACCACCACCGACTCTCAGGGGCATGGCCAGCGCTACCAGCTCCTCAAGGATGACGCGGTCCTGGACGAGAACAACGATGACCCCCAGTGGGTGGAGGACGGCGACGCGAGCGCGGTCTCCCCCGGCGGCATGACCAAGAACGGCGGCATCGGCTCCGGCCAGCGCACTGGGCCCGGCACCATGCAGACCTTCACCGGCACCGAGGAGGTGGGCACGTTCCCGGCGGCCGACCCGGCCGTCTTCACCGACCCGGTGCTGATGTTCATCCGGCTCCTGGCCCAGACCACGAACACCCCGCTGCACGATTTCGACCCCTCCGGTGACGTGCCGTCCGGTGAGTCCCTGAAGCGGGAGGAGGCACCCTTGGTCAAGTCGATCGAGTGGCTCCAGGTGCTCCAGGCCTCTCCGCTCAAGGAGCAGTGGCGATTCGCTCTGCGCATCCGAGGTGTGTCCGTCCCCCGGGTGGAGGTGCGGTGGGCACCGGTCACCTCCGCCGACTCGGTGGACGACTGGACCGTGGTGGCCGCCAAGCAGGCCGCCGGCGTCCCGGTGGACCAGACCCTCATGGAGGCCGGTTACGTGCCGGAGCAGGTGGCGGACTGGCTGGACGCGAGCGCCGAGGCCGCCACCCTGGCCCAGCGGGTGGCCCTGCTCGGCCAGATCGGCACGGCCGTGCGGGACATCTCCAGTGGGGTGGCGCTCGGTGTGCTCTCGGAGCAGTCCGCCGGTGCCGCTGTGGAGCTGGTGCTGAACCAGGTGAACGCCTCCGGCACCGGAGCTGACCCCTCGTGATCCAGCGCCTGGAAGTGATGCTGGCCTGGGTGCTCCTGGTCGGATCGCTCATCGGCTGGCCGATCACCGCCCTCACGGTGGCCCGGGACGAACCACAGTTCGTGCTCGGTCTGTCCTGGTTCGCCATCACCCTGACCGCTCTGGACTTCCTGAAGACCAGCAGGGTGCACCGGGACCAGGTTGATGACTCCTGAGCAGGAGGCCCAGGCGGCCGCCGCGCTGAAGGCCGAGCAGGTGGCTCAGCAGCAGACGTCCCAGCGTCTGGCCGCCGAGCTGGCCGCTGTGGCTGCCGTGCTGATCGGCGCCGGTCTGCGCAACGCCACCCCGGACGTGCTGCGCACGCTGGTCCGCCGGCTCCTGACTGAGCTCACCCCGTCGGCTCGCTCCGCCCTGGAGGTGGCCCAGGCCCGGGGCGTCACCCTCGGACGCCAGCTGGCCGGTGAGACGGGCCGGGACGACCCTCCACTGAAGGACGCCACCCTTCAGCGGACTATCGACATGGCGGACAACCGGGCCGGGGACCACCTGGATGATGCCGTCGTCCTGTCGACCAAGCTCCCGATGACGGACCCGGACGACACCATGGCCGTGATCGCCAAGGCCCAGGGAGCGGTCTCCTCCCAGAAGATGACGGCCGCCTGGGTGACGCACCGGTCCATCGCCCTGGGCGTGGCCGAGGTGGCGCGCGAGCGGCGTCGGAACGTCGTCTGGGTGGCCGAGCGCGACGCCTGCCTGCACTGCCTGGCCTACCAGGGCCACGTGGTGGCACCGGGCCGGCCGTTCCTGCCGGGCCTCACTTACGCGGACAAGTCGCTGAACCAGATCGGGCCCCTGCTTGGCCCGCCACTGCACCCGCATTGCCGGTGTCAGCTGGAGCTCACCGAGCTGGAGACCGGATCGATTGACCCGGGCCTGGCCCGGGAAGCCGCCCGGTCGGTGGCCCGGGGCCTCACCGATCACGCCTCCGAGCCGGCCCGGTTCCGGGCGGCGGACCGGCTGGTCAAGGGTGCGATCGGTGCCAGCCTGCTCCCCAAGTCGGTGCTGGACCGGGCTCGGCGCAACCTCCGGGACGGAGCGTTCAAGGCCCGGCCCGAATCGCCAGCCGCCCGGGCGGAGATCGCCCGACGTCAGCGCAAGTAGCATGGTCAACGACGTCCCGGACGGGACGCATCAGTAGGAGGCATCCGTGAGCGAGCAGGCACCCGAGAACGAGATCGAGCCGGACGACGTCGACACCGACGAACCGGATGAGCAGGACGACGCCCAGGACGACTCCGGCCAGGAGGAGAAGCCCTACAAGCCGCCGAGCAAGTCGGAGTGGGATCGTCTCCAGCGTCGGATCAAGAAGCTGACCGAAGCCAAGAAGCCGGCGGCCGACGTCGACAAGAAGCTCCGCGAGCAGCTGAACGGCGGCAAGGACGACGACCAGGACGAGGCCCCGGCCGACTCCCGGTGGCGGGACATCGCTATCACCAACGCCGCCGCAGCCCAGATCTCCGCCGCCGGATTCACCGGCTCGGCCAAGCAGGCCGCCCGGCTGGCCAACCTGATTGACCGGGCCGGGATCGAGCCGGACCGGCACGGGACGTTCGACCTGGAGGACGAGATCGAGGAGCTCAAGGAGGAGTACCCCCAGCTGTTCGCCGCACCGGGGGACCGGGCCCGTAACCCTCGGGTCCGGACGGCGCCGTCCGGGGCCAAGGTCCCGGCCGCCGACCCGACCGCCACCACCACGGCCAAGATGCTGAAGCAGGCTGGCTACCGGTAGGTGTATCCTGGCCCGGACTAGGAAACTCTCACCGGACGGTTGAGGGTTACCGCGAAGTAGCTCCCCCGGATGGGGTGGGCGCCAACCACTCACCCCATCCGCAAGGGAGATGCCGCAATGGCACGCGAATCATTCGGTACCGGCGGTACCGCCGGCTGGATCGCCGTCGAGTCGGGTGACGTCGCCATTCAGGCGCTCATCCAGTACTCGGCCACCGAGAAGCTGGCCCGGCCTGAGCCGATGGCCACCGACACCAAGCAGATTCCCCGGTCCGGCGATTTCGCCATCGGGTCCGTGGCCAAGGGCGCCGCGTACACCGAGACCTCGGGCGTCAACGACTACGTCCAGCTCATCGCTCGCAAGGCCGGCGGTGTGTTGCGCGTGGCCGAGGAGGACCTGACCGACGCCGGCCCGGACATCCTGGCCACCAAGCGCGTCGGTGCGGCCCGTAACATGGCGCTGTTCTTCGACAACGGCACCCTGGGCACCTCGGCGGCGGAGAACGGCACCACCGTCAACTGGACCTCGGTCTACCGGGCGCTGCGGACCACCAACTCCGCCTCGGGCGTCTACCAGTACACGGCGGACACCAACTACCAGGCCGTCCCGGCCGCGACCTGGGCCGCTCTCGGCGCCTCCGGTGCGTACGGCGCGCTGAACACGTTCGTCGGCAAGTACGAACAGTCGAACTTCTTCGACGAGTCCCAGGGCTTCATGATCGCCCACCCGTCGTTCAAGTCCCTGTTCCGTGGCCTGGTGGACCTGAACGGCCGGCCGATCTTCAATGAGACGCCGACCATCGGCGGCATCATGCAGGCGGCCCTGTTCGGTTACCCGATCACCTGGTCGCTGGGTGCCCGGGTGTCGGCCGTCAACACCTCGAACCCGACCGGTAACCCGTTGCTGATCTTGGGAAACCGGGACATGTTCATCAAGGGCATGGCCAACCTCTCCCCGGAGATCGCCAGCCCGAACCCCGGGTTCGCCCTCCAGCGGGCGCGGTCCGGCGTCGGCTTCCTGACCGACGAGGCCCTGATGAAGGCGGCCATGCGGCGCGGGTTCGTCCTCGGCACCGAGAACGCGTTCGCTGTCCTGGAGCGCACCCCGTAATGGCTGGTCCGACTGGTACCTGGGTACTTCTCCAGGGCGATGAGGGCTACACCAACCTGGACGCACTGAGCACGTTGACTATCTACCAGGTCAGCACCAGTGAGTTCCGGATCTTGGCACCTGGTGGCACTCTCGCCGAGCCGTATGTCACCCGGGCCGACGCGCTGGCCGCGATCAAGGACTACGTCAATGGTCGGCTCTTTTCAGAGCTGGACTAGGGCGGTTGGGCCACCTGGTCAGGTGGCCCAACCGTTCGACTCCGAGGAGGAGAGCATGGCTCAGAACGAGAGCAAGTCGGAACCTCGCCGCGAGACGGCCCGGGCGGTCAAGCCGGCCGAGCCCACTCAGGCCGAGCGGGAGAAGCGGTTCCCGGAAGAGAACGAGCTCACCGACGCCCAGATCGTCCAGCGGCGGACGCCGGACATCGACGGCCGGCCCCTCTGGCCGGCGGACGGCCGGTTCCACCGGGCGTTCAACGTCGAGACGCCCCGGGTGTCCAGCCGTGACCAGGCGGACGCCACCTCGGACTGGTGGTCCTCGGACCACGACGCCATGCACGAGGCCAACAAGGTGGCCGTCCTGAACGAGGCGCTGAACCTCGGTCTGCACCCCCGGGGTGAGGCCACGTTCGACGGTGCCGGGCCCAAGAACGACCTCACCGGCACGGTGGCGTTGTCCTACTCGGTGGAGGCCGTCCCGGCCAGCTCCGAGAGCCCGGCCGAGGCGGCTACCGCGTTCACCCCGTCCAAGGCGCTGGCCGAGCAGGGCGGATCTACCCTGCCGGACGACGCCCAGTAGAACCCCGGCCGGCGGAGGTTTTGGGGTGCCTCCTACTCCGCCGGCCGGACCTACCGACGAAAGGATCGTGCGATGACCTGGGGCGTAACGATCTCCGACGTCACCAACACCACCGGAGTCACCCCGTCGGCGGCCGACCTGGCCGCCTCGGACTCCATCATCACCATCTACATCAACCGGACCCCGGACGCTTCCGGCGGGATCTCCGGCCGGGACCTCACCTGGATTCGGTCAGCCATCCAGTGGCAGGCGGCCTGGGTGTCGTCCCAGCCGAACCTCACCGGCACCAGCCACTACGACTCCTACTCCTCGGACGGCCTGTCCGTCCAGACCACGGCCGAATGGGCCAAGGTGCTGGCGCCGCTGGCCGCCCGGTCCCTGAAGAACCTCACCTGGAAGGGCACCCGCACCCAGCGGACCCCATCGGTGCGCCAGGGCAAGGGTCTCGTCCTCAATTTCGAGAACGAGGAGTCCGACGAGTACTCCGACTGGTCCCGGTTGTGAGAGCGCTGGCCACCACGCGGGTGAGCGTCCTGCGTGGCACCGGCACCAGCCTGTTCGACGATCCGACCGATACCGGCACGGTGGTCACGGTCGGCGTGCCGATCTCCATCGTGGAGACCCAGCGCTCCACCACCGGGCACGTGGACGACCGGCAGAAGACGGTCCTCACCTTCACCGGCCGGTGCAACGCGAACGTCGACATCCGCCAGGGTGACCGGCTCCTGGACCGGGACGGTGTCACCTACTACAACGTGGTGGCCGCTACTACGGTCTCCAACCCGATCACAGGCAACGATCGGCGCCTCGATCTGGAACGGGTTCCGACGACCAGCTAGGACGATTTTGGCAGTCTTCGCTCAAGAGCTTCAGCAACAAAATCCGCGTAGTTGATGTCTTTCTCTATGCAATGGATCTTCACTCGTCGTACCAAGTCCTCGTTTAGACGGATGTTGAACTGCTTGAACGTGTCACCGGTTTTGAGGCTCTTTCTTCCTGTTACCATTCTACGATGGTAGCTAATCGCCTGGAGATGTCAACTACCAGCTAGGATACGAACTGTCGGCGGCCTGGAGAACGGGCTCACGTCGGCACCGGACCAATGCCGAGAAGGCTAGGTGAACGATCGTGGCTGTTGTTGTCGTGCTTGATCCCGCCGGCATGGCCAAGATCGAGAACCTGGCTGATCGATGCGTCGAGAACGTGACGGACGACGTCGAGAAGGACTCCAAGCGGTATGTCCCGGTGGACACCGGTGAGCTCCGGGCCACCATCCACGCCATGAAGGCCGGTCGAGCCGGGCGGGTGTTCGTCGGCTCCGACCACTGGGCCCCCACCGAGTACGGCTCCCGGCCCCACATCATCCGGGCCCACGGCGACTACGCCCTGGCCAACCGTGAAACCGGTTTCTACGCGCGCTCCGGCGTCGTCCACCATCCTGGCACCCCGGAGCAGGCGTTCATGCGTCCTGCTCTCTATCAGAAGCGCCACATCCGAGCAGGGAGATAGACCATGGCCATCCAGACCACCACCCAGCGCCAGACGCTGGCTGTCGCCTACGGGGCCGCCGCCCTCTGGGGCGCCGCCTACACCACCGTTCCGGGCTCCGCCGCCGGTACCGAGGTGACCGGCGGTAGCCCGGCCTACGTCCGCAAGGCCCTCAGCTGGTCCGGGTCGAACGGTGTCGTCACGGCCTCGGCCACGTTCGACATCCCCTCCGGGACCACCGTCCTCGGCGTCGGCGTGCACTCGGCGTCGGCGGCCGGCACCTACCTGGACGGTGCCTCGGTCACCTCCCAGGCGTTCGCGTCCCAAGGCACCTACGTGGTGACCTTCACCTACACCCAGACCTGAGGACGACATGGCCAGCCCGACCATCACCGCGTCGCTGAACAAGACGGCGTACGCCCCCGGCGAGCAGATGATCCTCACCGTGGACACGGCCGACGCCGACCGGCAAGCGCTCACGGTCACCATCACCGTGACCGACTCCACCGGTGCCACCGGCCAGGCCACCACCGTGGCCACCATCGACCAGGGCACCGTCAACGTGGTGTCGTCCCCGGCACGCACCTGGACCAAGACGGCCGACACCGGCACACACTACGTCTTCACCGCGACCGCCTGATGGTCGCGATCGTCGTCACCGCTACCGTCACGGATGCGGGAGGCCACGTCAGCACGGCGTCGGCCTCGGCGACGATCGCCTCCGGGATTCCCACGGACGCCGAGATGGCGACCTGGGGCCAGACCACCAGCACCATCACGTCGAACACCACCTACTCCGGCTCCGGCACGGTGGTGAACGGCGTGCACTTCGACGGCGCCCGGGTGTCGTTCAGCGGCACCGACATCACGCTGAACGACTGCATGATCACTGGCGACACCTCCGGCTCCCCGCTGGTGTCGGTGACCAACGTCAACGCGCGCCGGATCACCCTGAACCGATGCATCCTGCGGCCCAAGACGCCCGGGAACCGCAACGCCATTCAAGGCCAGAACTTCAGCCTGAATGACTGCCTGATCGAGAAGACCACTGACGGTGTCTCGGTGGCCAAGTCGGGCTACACCGCGAGCGCGGCCAACTGGGCCACCGGTGTGGAGTTGCACCGGGTCGTGATCCGCAAGCTGGCCCGGTGGACCGGGGCGGCCCCGGGTGACGTCCATCCCACCGACACCGTCACCCACAATGACGGGTTCGTCCAGGCCGGTGGTTCCGGCACCGTGCTGGACCGGGTGCTCATCGACGCTCGGCCCGCCCTCCAGTACGCCCATGTAGCCTTGGTCTCGGCGTCCGGGACGATCTACACCGAGGCCCAGGCCTACGCGCTCGCGGACAACGCGCCGCGTACCGGCGTGGCGGTCGGCTCCCAGTCCGGTGGCTGGCCGTTCGTGCCGGCCTGGACGTCGAACGGGACCGGCAAGTGGAGTACCGGGGAGATGTCGGGCCCGGACTTCAGCTGCATGATGATCCTGTCCAGCCAGGGTCCGTCCACGATGTTCGATGTCCGGGACTGCGAATTCCGGGGCGGCGAGAACGCCATCAACGGCGGCGGCAACCCCTGGTCCACCGGTGTGGCCAGCCTGGGTACCTGGCTACGAAACCGGTTCGACCGGTCCCAGGCCAACCAGGGATCCGGTGGCAACGACACGAACACCGCTCGGTTCTCCGGTAACTGGGCCGGTCACATCACGTTCCCCACCCTCGGGACCGACGCCAACACCTATGTGGACGGCGCCACCATGACGGGGGTGCAGTTCTGATGACTGACTTGATCTTTCAGAAGTTCGAACGATCCACCTACTCCTGGGATCTTCAGGTGGATGAGCCTGGTGAAAGCGGCCTTACTGGCGGATTGCCGTACATCGAGATGGTGTTCCCCAAGCCCGAGGGTTACCAGCACCTGGCCGTGGTGGAATCCAACATCCGAATGTACGCGGGCTATTCGATCAACTACAACGACCCTGGACAGCAGTACGAGCGAGGCATCCCGTCCATCGGGCCGCAGGACCCAGACGCCGACACCTTCATTGTCCGATTCGTGTTTCCCAACAACTTGAACAGCCATCCTGTGGTTGGTTGGTTCAAGTCCGCTTTCTACCGGGAGTAAACCCCTGTGACCAGGTTGAACAACAACGCCGAGGGAGGTACTCCCGGCGCTAGTGCCACTGCGGCGGATACCGGCTCCGGCGATTCGTTCACCTCGGTTGTCGGTAACCCGATTTACACTGGAACGGGTCCACTTTCGGATGCCCTGTCCTATTTGTTCAGCACCACATCCCTCCAATTCGTGGCCTGGACCGACACGGCCTCGGCGTCCGGAACGTTCCGGCTAGAACTGTCGGTGCCGTCTGCACCGTCTGGTGACCACCGGCTGATCGACATCCGGTCCAGCTCGGCCAGCCTGGGTAACGTCATCATGCCCTCAGGCACCACCACGCTCACGGCGAACTCCGGCACCGGGGCCTCAGCCACCACGGCGGCCACCACGGCACTCACCGCCGGCTCCAAGTACACCATCACCGGGACGATGACTGGCTGGGGTACCTCGTCCAGCGTGATCACGCTGAAGGTCTACGACTCCGCCGGCACGCTGGTGGACACCAAGTCCTCCAGCGGCGGCACCACGGCCAGCACCATCAACATCCTGCGGTACGGGCGGCCGACGACCACGGCCAGCACCATGGCCACGGGCATGAAGATGGACAACCTGGCCCAGGACCTGGGCACGGCGGTGGAGATCGGCCCGGTCTCCGCCCCGGCGTTCTCCGGCTCGGCCTCCTACACCGGCGCCGGAACCCTGACCAGCAATGCCACCATCGGCGTGGCCGGTAGCGCCAGCCTGTCCGGTGCTGGCACGATGGCGGCGGCCGGCACGCCGAAAGCTATCGGGTCCGCAAGTACCTCGGGCTCCGGGACGCTCTCCCCCGTCGGCGTGCCGGCCGCCGCCGGCTCGGCCACC